ATCAAATTCGTAGTCCTGACGTTCTACTAAATAATCATGGTCATGAAGAATGTTTCCTTCCGTAAACCTGAGATTATCCTCGTAATGTTGTATTTCAGCTTCATATTGCTCTTCGTTGAATTTATGTTCATCTTCGCGTAATTTTTCTGTTATGCGCCACTGTTCTTTAGCTTGTTTGTAGTCTTTTGCTTCAGCCCTTCTTCGCTGAGTATTTCTATCAGCTGCACCAAGTAAATTGAATACCATTATCTCCTCCTATAGAAGCGAGGTGTATAGTTTCCTTCCCACATCATTGCATTTACAGCAACTGGAAATGGTGTGTTGTTGAACATCCTTAGTTTGAAATTTTCTGTACGTTGATGGATAGGAACCGTAAAAATATTTTGATTGTCTAGTGGTACATCATTAGCCAAATATGAATCAGCTTCAATAACTGGTATTGTGTTGTTCCACTCAGCTCTACCCTTTACTTGTAATTTAAAACTCATTACACCAGACAATCCAACAGAAAATCTCATACGTGCAATGGTTAGGTTGGCAGTAAAATCTGTAATCTTATCGTCTGGTCTGTAATACGTTGTAGGTAGATGTACATCAAAGTTATACTTAAATCCTACAATTACATCTGAAGCGTCGTTTGTCAGATCTTTGTTTGGAACACTGAAAAATGGATTACCATCATTTCCTCTTCCTGGTGTAATCGTAAATCCAGATTCTACAAATGTTCCGCCACTTGTATCACCTTTAATTAGTAGTACAGGTGTCAAATCTGGAACATCATTATATGGCAGATAACATTTGGATTGTTTGTTTACTGAATCAAATACAACGCTTGAAGCAGTAGCGTAAAGATCAATACAAGGATTAACTCGTTCTCCTGCGCTATTGACAAGGATGGCTTGCTCTGGGCTTTGACTCAACGCTGCCTGGCTCAATACAAATTGATTACCTTGCTTCGTTACAGCAAACATATCATCACCATCAATTTCGATGAATTGAGTAGTTCCTGGCATAAGCCAACTTACCCACGATTCCATCAAATTACTTTCACCATCTGAGTAAAATCTAAAGATATACACTTCCTTCTCTGATTGACAAGACAAAGCAATCATCGAATTTTGTGGACTAGATACAAGTAAATCAATGTTTGGTGATATCCATTCCTTTACTACTCTTGACAAATCAAGGACTTGAGGATTTTGTTGTTGGCCTTTTGTGACCATACTGAATACTCTTGTATAGCCTGGTGTCTTACTAATGAAGTTGATGTTTGTACCAACGTCTACTGGTACTACTTTTTCATCCATCTCGTAATTTGACAGTGCCCTAACAGTTGCTAGTGCAGGAGTCAGTACACCTGTATCTGAGAATAAGATAAATTGTTGTCTACTAGAAAACAGAATGACACCCTGTGCAGTTGGTATTACTGCATATAGTTTTGTTGGCAATACAGACGAAACACTTATATCTACCGGATCTGAATCTAAAACAGTTTGTGCAGTCTTAAAGAAGAAATTATAGTATTTTCCTGCCTCACTCATAATTACATGATCGTCAGACAAAAATCCAAGTCTGTTGTTATGTAGGAATCCAGCTGTAATCTCTTTTCCTACAAAACTAGGATCACTATTTGAAATTTGATCTCCACACAATCTGTTGTCGTAACTAATCTGTTGAAAAGTAAATTCATTGATATCATTGTTGATTAGTTCGTGAGGCATTGTGGCATTGTCTAATCCATTAGACACATCGAAACCAATTGTTTCTTCCCAAAAACCTCTTCCACTCACCCCATTATCAGCGGTAAATTGTGCATAATAATCATCTACATTTGAAGCTGTATTGACGATCTTTACTTTATGTCCATGAAAAGATTCATTGGGCAGAAAAGATACATCTTGTACTTCATCTTGAAATACACTCAATGCAGCATTGTTTGCACCACCTTCTGCTGTAATAGAAAAAGATACCGGATTGCCACCAGATTTCCGTTCGATAGTAAGTGTATCTTTACCGTTTTGGGTGATTGTCCAATTACCTGAAAAATCTGCATTGCTTGCAGCCTGTTCATTGGCAATCTTATCTTCAATATTTTTTTTTAAGCTTTGAGGTGCTGTAGAACTTGACCAACCTGTGAGTACATCGTTAAAGCTGAAGTTATTTACATCAGCTGTTAGTGTAATTGCAATTCCTTGAAGAACAACCTTATATTGCAGTTCTGGTGCTGATGCATTTAAAACAAGAGTAGCAATATTATTTGCTGAGCTTGCTGTATTTGCTTGTGTACCTACAGTGACATTGCTATTTATTATAAGTGTTGTATCTAGAAGTGTTAGTAGCTTGTAGTTATCTTTCGTGCCTGTTAAGTAGTTTGTTGCATTTGTACCATAAGTAACAGTACAAACTGCACCTGTCAGAGCATTCCAAATATAAATGTTTGAACCTTTGATGCAACCAACGTATGTTTCGTCACCATCTCTGTTGATAAAAAACCATTTGGCATCATCGTATGTTGTTCCTGTCCCTAAGTTAGCTAAATGCTTAAATCCTGGTCTTTTAGTTAGACCATACGTCGCATCAGGAAATCCGTTGAAGCACTCACGGACCTGACCTGGGAGCATTTTATCGTCTGATTGTTTAGATACTCCGCCTAGATAGGTTGAGATCCGTTGAGTTACAGCTGGCATTATCGAATTAGAGCGTTGTACGGTTTGTAGCTTGTATAGGTATTTGTATTTCCTGCATGTCCAAAGAACGTATAGTCCCCCTGATTACATTCATACTCCATCGCATTAGCTCTAGCTAAGCCTTCTTTTTGTTGGAGCATCTCATATTGATTAGGATCACCTACTAATCTACTTGACGTTATTGTTGCAGCTCTACAGGAAATGTAATCAGCAATTGGTAGTGGTAAATCTACCCAATTAAAAAACCAAACAATATCGCATTCTACTGGATTTTTAAATTCGTAAGTATGTTCAACTCTGTCATATAATTTTCCAGCACGTCTTACTACATCAAGGTTCACATTAGAACCATTTTGTGATGCATCAATTTGCAACACGTTGTTTGGAATTTGAATACATTTATC